CACACGCTTCTGTATCATCAGGTACTCAGCGATTAACTGCGCTTCAGGTAAATCAATAGCCTTGAGTGTACCTTCATCAACTATGATAGTGCCTTTCTCAGTCGTCTTAGTAAACTTAACGCCACGTTCCTGAAGACGCTGTGCGATCTGTTGCCTTGACCCCACATTGAATACGGTAACTCCGTCTTTGAGACGCTTGCCTGTCTTCTCTGACCAACGCTCTTCCACAATCGGAGGAAATATACTTTGCAAGTGGTCAGTAATAAAAGCCATGCGATCCTTAAGCGTAGCCAACAAAGAGATAGCTTCTTGTTGATTGAGTTTAAAACCATTGTCTTCCTGCTTCTTCATGATGAATGCAATGTTATGCTCTAGGTCTACACTATTACCGTAATTTTGTAGCTCTCGTGTCAACTTAGAGTAAAGCAAAGATGTTACATGAACGTCCTGCTTACAGTATGCGATCATCTCCTGTGTTAGACCACCGTCAAAGTCAGTGAAGTCGTCCTTGAAGTCACCGAGTCTTTCAGCCCATGCACGCAGGCTATGCCCACCCTCCAACTGTGGATTCCATAGCCGTGACATGACCAGTGTGTCTCTTACTTTGCGTAGTGGGATTGTTACACCCCACACTCGTGACAGTACCGGGCCATCAAAGCCAATGATATTATGCCCAACAATGATGTCGTGTGAATTGATTAGTTGTTGTAAATCATTCGCATCTGTATACACGTCACCGTTGCAGACACAGCACCATATCTTATCGTGTGCAAGGTTGGTCTCAATGTCGAGTACCAATACCTTCATACAGTTAATGTACTCATATCGTTCAGCTTATGCTTCTTTAAAAACTTACGCATACCGTAACCATAGTCACGTTCTTCACACCTGTCAATAAATTCTTCTTTCGTTACCCACCCTGCAATATTAACAGAGGTTTCGTCGTAACTGCCGTAAACAAGAACAGCGAGATCAGATTTAAACTTATCAAAACTATCAAAAATTAAGTCTCCATTTTTATATGTAGACAACTTTACATCGACAGTCCGCCCGTCAGGAAGTGTGTAATCAATTCCATCATCTGCGTACACAGTTACATCGGTAGGCTCAAGATTGTAAAGTTTTGCAAATGCTAACTCACCTCGAAAGCCCATCTCGTTACCTTGTTCTCGCTTCATTTTTTCTGTACCTTCTTTAAGTCGAGGTCTTGCTCCTTGACTTCGACAGATGTTTACAGTTTCTTCTCCTTTACGCTTACACTCTGCCATATCTTGCGCAGTAAATTCTACTGTAATCATAACTCGTCCTCATCAATTGTTTCTTTCATACGGCCAGTGTCGTGGCTGTACAGTAGATTACAAGCAGGTCCGGTGATACCGCAGAAACGGTTCTTCAATACTCTGACGCGAGTCGTGTTCCGTTCCTTGATATCCTCAGCCTGTCCGTTACGTTCTAATCCTATCACCATGTCACTGAGCTGTGCAATAGATCCTGATCCACGTAACTGAGCCAGAGACGTAGCCGCACCTTCTTCATGTCCCTTCGATTCAGGACGCTTGAGATGTGACACAACAATCAGTGCAATGCCTGTCTCTTGTACAAGCATACGCAACTTGGTCATGATCTCGTCTATTGCTTTGCGCTCATCACCACTGGCTTGAGCAGACACCACGATACTAATATGATCGAGGAATACATAACTACACCCCAGTCCTTTGGCAAGATACCGTACTCGACTAATGATGTTATCAACACTGGTACTACCAAAATGATCGAACAGATATATACGGTCAGTGCCGAGGGTCTCCAAGAAAGCATCTTCTTTTTCTCCGATAGTTGCATCGCAGTCCGGTAGATGCAAAGGTTTGTTAGCCGCAAGCGACATGATAGACAGCGCAGTCTTTCGCACTGACTCCTCCAAGAACATCAGACCTAGGTTGTCCTCTGTCTTGTTCAGTACACTCCACACAATCTCTCGCACAAACTGAGACTTACCAAGTCCTGAACCTGCTGTGATTGTGACTAGCTCACCCTTACGTAACCCATAGGTCAACTTGTTCAGCCCTTCAAAAGGATACGAACAGTCGGACGGTTCAATAGGGCGTAGCACTTCTTCCAGTAATGACGAACCGACAATGATGCCGTCAGGTACGTGTTGATCTGCTTGCCACCATAGCTCCCGGAATGTACCGTCTTGTTTGGTGCTGAGATAATCACAAGCATCCTTCATCTCTGCCTTGTGCTTGAACACCTTAGACTTGGAGCCAAACAACTCCGCCACTTGAGCTGAAGCACGTTTACCTGCCTCGTCACCATCAAAACAAATCACGATAGTGTCAAAGGAATCGAGCCACTCATACTGTGCTTGCACGTCCTTCAGTGCAGACGTAGCACCGTTGCGGATAGAGACAACAGGAAACTTTGAGCCTGTCATTTGGTATGCGGCCATTGCATCGAACTCGCCTTCAACGAGTGTCACAAACTTACCGCCTTTGCTGAACAAATTCTGACCAAACAATTGAGCTGACTTCCAATCACCGTTGATAAAGAAATCCTTGTCAGGTGTCCGAGTCTTTGTTGCGACTACCTTGCCTTGGACATCAGTGTATCCAAACTTGTAGTCTTTACCATCAAATAGACACTTGTATGTCCGCGCAGTCTCCGAGCTGATGCCTCGATCAAGGATCGTCCGGTATTGAGATGTGTCAAATAAACTGGACACACCCGCCTCTAATACTTTTGCTTGCACCTTAACCTCCGTATGGGTTGGTGTACTTTCTTGCGATGCAGTGAACGCTTCGCAATTAAAACAGAATGATGAGCCATCTTCGTTGTAAGACAGCGCATCACTGGAGCCACAATCATTGCATGGTTGGTGCGTCTTGACAAATGGCACGCTCATTCTCCTTGTATGTGTTTGCTAACAACAACAAAGCATACGCTTCTTTTGGATCATTGCAATAGTCAGCCATGCGGTGCAGGGTCTTCAACAATCCATGCTTGTAAATCACTTCGCATATTGAAACAAACGCTTCATGCTCACGCATCTCTGTCAACGCCAGTTCAAACTCAACATTACTCTCAAACATAATCTTGTCCATAACTTAATCCTCTAAAGAGATAACTAAGTATAATAATAATTTATATGCTTAGTTAATAACTTAGTAATCAGTTTAGCATGAATCATTATCAATGTCAATAACATCATGCACCGTCATCAGATCAGCCCTATCGAGAGACTTCACATCATCTCTGATTGTCCCATAACAATCGTTGCAAAGATCGAGGAAGTCCTCGTAAGTAGCTGATTTTCTTGTTGATTCAAAATCAGTTAAGACTTTGTTGCAGGCTTGACATCGCATTGTTTACCCCAAGGTTTTGTGATCATCCAATGACCACAGGGTATCACACCATGCCACTCTTTGTCAAACGTGTGACGTGACACGACACGACCTCCTTCACGCCTCTCAAGATTGTACTTCTCACGATAGCGGCTCGCAAACTGACGTATCGAATTGACACTTTTGTTTAGCTTCTTTGCTATCTCCATCGCTGTGTAACCTTCGCCCCACATCTCGATGAACGTCGCCAGATCTTTGTCTGAATATTGTTTCTTCCAACTCATTTCCTAAACCTCTTGAGCCAACACTTCGCACAATAAAACCAGTGATCTTTCTCCACTGCATCAGCAGGGCAACCACACTCACTACACTTAGGTCTGTCCATCAGTAATCCCCTATGTCTGTGTCCCAGTCTTTCATGTCTACGTTCATATACTCCTCATGCACTGATCTCAGTAACACTTTCATGTCGATCAGGTTTCGGTACGTATCGTCCAACCGTTCATCATCTAACAAATGCGTCTCGTCGAGTGCTTCAATCGCTTGATCAACGTGTAACGCGGCATGGCTTATCGCCCTCAATGTTTTATCAGTCATACATCGCCTCCGATATCATGTTATGCCCTATAATATTTGCGGCAGTGCTGAGACGCTCGTGTAGGCAATCAATCTGCTTTTGCTTCTGTCGTATGCGTTCGATTGCTCGATGGATAATATCGTGTGTTATTCCTGCGTGAGAGCCTGCAATAGTCTCCAACGCCTCAAATATTTCTTCGTCTGTAAAGTATTTCATTTCACTTCCTCAACTATTGTTTCGATCACATCAATATACTCTTGATCGTCCGGCCATACGTCAACCGTCGCTTTGCAAGCCTCTGTTTCGTTGTCAGCTTCGATATAGTACCGAACCTCAACAACCCATCTCTCCGCCACACAGTATTTTTTACTCATCATCATTCTCCAGTATGTAGGTATAGCCCTGCTAACGAACGTCGCTCACAGGGCTTTACAATGCGTCTCAGGCTACTTTCTCACGGTACTCAACAAGTTTCTGCGTGGTGTACTTCAAAGACACCATCACTTGATCGAGCGTCTCTGACTCTGTGTTGCCAGTGTCGTGAAGTATCGCCATCGCCTCGTTCAGTAAATCCAAAACCTCCCCTGTTTGTTTGTCGATCAACCTATTGACCCTGATTCTATTGTCATACCTGATTGTCATCATCTTCCTCGTCCTCCTCATACTCAATCAAGATTCTCAGATAACCGTAATCATCCGTCAACACTTCATAGTTTAACTTTTCCAGATATTCAAACAATTCACTCCTGTTCATCCGATTACTCCTCACCATCAATACCAAACAACCAAGCCATGAATCCACCGAATCCCAAGACTAAGCAGAAACCGGCAATGCCTGCTATTGTGAAAAACAATCCTTCCATTAGTACGTCTCCCCTAGTAGTTCGTCCATCGCTTCCCTGATTTGGATCAGTGCATATTCGACAGCGTTGTTTGCGTTGTCAAGTGCTACGCTGTCATGCTCCTGCGTTTCAATCAGTGCGTCCCCTGCTTCGTTGAGGCTCTGACGAGCCTCTCTGAGTGCTGTTAGAATTTGTGCATTTGTCATAGCTGAATCTCCGCTAGTTCGTTCATCAATCGGTCTTGTTTGACCAGTCCAATGTGTATTTTCTTGAACTCCTCGATAATGTCTCGCAACTCTAGGTCAACATCTGTCAGCTCTGCCGCCTCTAAATGACCATCGTGTGCGTCTGCCGCTAAGGTGTCCAGTTTTTCTTCCAAATCAATCAGATCGCATAATGCGTTTTCAAAGAAATTCATTTTAACTATGCTCCAACATTTCTGTATATTGTTCGTCGATTAGGTCAAGGATTGTATCCGCGTCCCACTTTGTCCCGTCTGGTGTTTTAGCGGGTAAGTCTCGCAACATTTCATAAACTGCTTGAGTTTTTGTCATGTGCATATAAACAACCAGTTCTACTTTATTTAATAACAGGTTGTAAAAACCTTCATCATTATTCAACCACAATGCTGTGTTCCATTGCTCTTTTGTTTCGTAACCGTTTTTCATGGTGCTTCCTCCAGTGTTAGCTTCCCAAGACTCCAGAGCGAGGGATTCTCTGGAGTTTCGGCTGTTAGCTAGACAGCCTCGTCAGTTGGGGGTTGATCATGCTCCGTAAAGCACTCGCCCTGCGACCCACTGGATCACTTCACGCATTGTTCCCTCGTGTGCGTCCCTTTGATCGTCCTCTGATTCGAGATCCCAGACAACCCAATCAGTTTGCACAGACTTCGGTTGTGTTCCACGTACAATATGAAAGCGTGTGCGGTTGTCCTTTGCATATTGGTGAACGCCTAATTTATCAACAAAGAACTCCTGAAAACGTGGGGTCTCGTCGATAGTCTCAAATGTTGTCCATGTAGTCATGTTGTATGCTCCTTGCCCCTTGCGGGGCTTTTTTGGTTAGTTGTTCAATGGTAGACCAGTTTTGGGATCAAGTCCAAGCCTTGCCGCTTTTTTGTGGCGTAGCTTGCGGAATCCCTTTGGAGCTGTTGGTGAGATCACCAGTTGTTCTTGCTTCACAGGTCTGACCGGAATCAAACAAGTGATGCGGTGTCTTCTGCCCTCAGTCCAATCAACTACCTGCCCTTTGCGTATTCCTATCGCATGGTTGCAAGTGGTTGCGTAGAAGTTCCACGCCGCATAGCCGCAACGCTTTAACGCTTTGCCTATGTTGTTCGGTGTTAGATGTTGAACTCCAATCGACTGTCTCAGCCTGTCGAGTTCGTGATGTGGCAACGGCTCCGCATTGTCCTCCGCTTTCAACATTATGTTGATTTTGCGTTGACTCATTCCTGCCCGTGGCCGCCTTCCGAATTGCTTGCAGATCGCATGGGCTTCCTCGTATGGGATTTCACGGGTTACAGCTAATGCCTTCACCGTACAATCTGAAGTTTCGCGCAGTGCGTTGCTTGCTTTCAATAGTTCATCAAATGTGATCATGTACTACCTCTCGGTTTCCTATGGTTTGTGGATTCAGTCAGTAGCCCGTTGCTTCAGGCTACTGAGTCAACCCACAAGGGGTTGTGCGATTGTTCCATCCTTTGACTCATGCCCACACTATGAAACAGGGAGTGCGTTTTGAGTGTTCCTAAAGATCGTCTGAGCGTACTTGGTAACCGTCTGATGCCTAGCCATCTCTGATGACCTTTCCATCTCAACCGGAAGCCTTTGGTACTGACTCACAGCAATTGCCGCATGACGTACTAAATCGCAAACATTCAATTCTTAAAGATCACGTCGAGTCGCTAGGGACTCCGCCGCTGAGGGCTTCTCAACGACTTGCTGAGATACTTGCAGGTAGCGTGCCAACTTTTGAGCCTCAGTGTTTATGCGGGTTGTAGCGATTGCCTTAGACCTAAGTCGTAGTGCGAATGTGTTACCTGTTACGATTGGTAATACTGTTGGTGTTACTGTGGGTAACAGTGGTTTGTGCAGGTGCGTGAAAGTTGCAGACAGCGTGCAGGGTTTGTGGAGCTGTCGGTGTAGGTGTCGCTGATAGGTGCTACCTAGACACTCACACATCGACTAGACAGATTGGTGCAGGCTCCATCGTGATAGGTTGAAACGGGTGTGCGTGAGCTTTTCTACGCAGGCAGGCGGCGCGCGATAAAGAGGGCGGGGGAGGGGCTATGCGCTACATTATTACTATAGGTACTGCTCAGACACAAAAAAGAGTGAATTTAGAATTTAGTAAATAAGAATAATTCGCATTAACATTTGCAGTGATTTACTACCTATCATTTAGTTATAAGTATATTGTTTTTATAACTAAAAAGTGCGTCTGCGGAGATGCAGGACTCCTGAAACCCGCTGAAGTTAAATGGGGAGAGTAAGAATCTGCACTGTTTGTACTGAAAAGACTTGACAAATCCTAAAAAGTATGCTACAATATATGTACTTTAGAGATACGAAGGCAACCTATGCACCTCTTAGCATAACTTCCTTCAAACATTCTAACAGAATACGAAGCATTTATTATTTTTAAATACTAAGATGCAGAGTTAACGACTTAGTAACTACATAGAGTACAGCAATGACTGAGAATACTCAACCGAAGAAGCGAGGAAGACCCAGAAAATCCCTTGTTGAATCGAAGAAAGACGGCAATCGAGGGCAACGGGGTAGACCACCCGGCGATGCATCAATCATTAACGAGTATAAAGCACGTATGTTGGCTTCTCCGAAGTCGCAAAAGGTGTTAGATTCAATCATGGATGCCGCGTTGAATGACGAACACAAGAATCAGGCGGCGGCATGGAAGTTGTTGATGGATCGGATGTTGCCCGTCAGTTATTTTGAGAAAGACAAAAACAATACTGGGCGTTCTGCTGTGTCTATTACGATCAAAGGCGTAGGCGGCGAAACAATTATTTCAAATGACGAGGACATTATTGATGTTACCCCCGAATCTGATTGAAAAAATCAAGGAAGACCTTGTTAAGCACGAAGGGTACGTCGCTGAAATCTATTTATGTTCTGAGAACTATCCTACTTTTGGTATTGGTCACATGGTCACTGAAGAAGACATGGAATATACGTGGCCTGTGGGTACACCAGTGACTGATGAACGTATCCTCCAAGTATTTCATGACGATTGTAATGCCGCGTGTACTGATGCCAGTGCATTGTTTCTAAACTTTAGCTCACATCCTGAGAATGTACAGCGTGT